GCAGCTCTTGGGGCTGCGACATCTACTGGTGGTACGCCTGTATCTATTGGAGCAGTATCTTGTGGGGGTTTAACAACTTTCTCAGTTCCAGGGGGGAGAACTGCGGCTATAGGACCAGCTCCCAATGCACCCATGAGTGCGCCTTGTGTGGCGCCGCCAGCAACGCCAGCAAATGTATCAACGTCATATCCTTCCCGTTGGAGGGCTATATTCTGCGCTAGTCGTTCCTGACCTTCTTGTACGCCTTCTGGAAGAGCCTCTGTAACCGCTGTCGTGCCAACTCTTTTTGCAATGTTCTTAGAAGCTGCTGCTCTACCAGCTGGCGTTATTAGCTTTTCAATACCTGTACTACCAGCTAATAGTCCGATTCCAGTGCCAAGAGCAATCTGGTCAAAGTTAGAGCCAAAGTATTCTTGTGCGCCTTCTGCCTTTTTCTTAGCCAGTTCAGGGCTAACACCAGCATCAATCTCAGCTTGATACACGCCGTCATAGATTGCTCCCTTTACTGCGCCAGCACCTTGAGCCGTAGCCATAACTTTGGGGGCTTGTTGGGCAATAGAGGTAATAGCAGCAACTGCTCTAGTTCCTAGTCCTAAAACGGCTGCGGCAGGAGCTGCAAACATAGCAGGTAGGTATGGCACAAAAGAGCCAACAGCCTGAGCGGTAGACTGCAGGGGAGACTCAAGGACGTTTAAAGCACCAGCTTTTATCTCAGCTAAGGTACTGCCAGATTCTTCGGCTGCCTTCATACGAGCAGCTTGACGCTGCATTTCTGCTTGACGCTCAGGAGAATATTGTTTAGTTAAGCCTTTTTGAACTTCTTCTAAAGACTGGGATGCAACGTTTGTAGCCCCAGCAACATCTGTCAGTGCCTTAGTAGATCCGATTGCACCCTGCCCAAAAGCAACCCCTAAATCACTTGCTGAGAAACCAGCCTTTGCTGGCTCTGGTGTAGGCGGTACATATGCCTTGTATCTAGCCAATAGGTCGGCTTGAGTAATATTGTCAGGGACCCCAGTAATGATGGTCCCATCTGGCATTTGCACATCTATTGGCATAACTAGCCCTTAGCTGGGGTTTGGTAATTTATTAAATGGCACTAATTCATTTTTGGTTTGAGCAGGAGCTTCTGATTTACTTCCACCAAACAATCCACTAAAGAAACCTTTTTTCTCTGGCTCAGGAGGTAACTGTACACCAGGAGTAACAACAGGTTTACGTTTAACACCAGCTTCCACAAAATAAGCATTTCTAATTGCATTAATTTCGGCATTAAAGGCATTGTATTCCTTAGATCCAGGGGCGTACGTATCTCGTTGCTTAACTAATGCTGGAATCTGATCGTCAGTATTAATCAAAGCTTGTGCTTTTTGCAACGCTTTTAAATCTGGATCACCAGCAGCAGCGCGGGCAGCAGCTAATGTAGCATCTCTGCCGTACATCTGACCAAGGCTAGTAGTCATCTGACCAGTAAGGCTGGATCTACGAGCATCTTCCGATTTATCAGCATATAGCTGAGCTTCCAATAACTTCAATCGATTAGCTTCATCTTTATCAAGCGCTTGTCCATAAGACTTAACGCCTTCATTTAGACCAGCGCCTAGATTAGAAAGTCCATATTGAGAAGTTCCTGCAGCCGTACCAGCGCCAATCCTAGCCATCAACTCGTACATTCTGTTTTCTTCACGATCTTTAAGACTTTTTTCTATTTTTGCCTTTTCTGCCGCGGATCGGTTAAACGCTTCACCGCTCATTTGATTCTCAATAGATTTTCTTACTTGATCCTCTAAGAATGAACGATAGGTTTCTTCGCTTGTGCCGCCCTCTTTAAATGCCACGATACCGCCACCTGCCATATTTTCTGGAACCATCTCACCTGTAGCGATGCTGGCAATACCAGAACGCAGAGCAGGAGCCATGATCTGATCTGTCTCAGGATTCATAGCCATGCGTCTACGCAGTATTAGTTGTTCTTCAATCATGCCTACTTCTAATGGCGTTAGACCTGGTTTTTCTAATAAAGCCTCTAATTGGTCAGTGCTCATCATCTTAATGTCACCACCAACAGAATAGGCTAGACCGCCTTTAGCCATCTCTTTAATAACACCGCCTTTGGCTTTAAAACCACCAGACATTCCATAGATACCTAGGGCTGACATACCTAAGCCACCGAGCTGAGATGCTGCGCTAGGCGGTGCGGTATAAATCTGTTGGGATGCCTGAGATAAAGGCAAACCACGAAGCATATCGGATTGAAATGCTAATTGCTGATATGGGTAATTACGTTGCTTGAGGAAGTCTTGATAAGCAAGATCCAAAGCCTGTTGAGCCTGTGCCTGTTGAACAGCGCCCACTTTTTGTTGCTCTGCGCTAATAGCTTGTTCTTGACCAAACTGAGTTTGACCAAGTTGACCCAATGCTCCAGCTGCTTGAAGACCAGTTCCTAATCCTGCTAATCCATATTGTCCAGCACCAATGGCTTGACCAATACCTTGCATACCTGCTTGAGCGCCAGCAATGCCTTGACCTGTACCAGCCAGTCCTAATTGACCAGCGCCAAGCTGTTGTCCAACGCCTTGGAGACCAAGCCCAGCACCTTGCATACCTAAACCAAGACCACCATAGCCAGCCTGTAAGCCTTGAAGCCCTAAATTAGCGCCAAACTGTTGTTGGCGTTGCGCATCTTCAAATGCTTTTTGTGTGCCTGTAGCTTGAATTTGTCCTAGCTGAGTTCCTAGATTTCGCTGTGCTTCAGCCTGTAAAATTGCTTGACGGCTACCACCAAACGCACCTTGACGAACCGCTTGTGCTTGCATACCAGGTATTTGTTTTGCGTAATCACGCATAGCCTCTTGTTTTTGAATATCCACCACATTCTGCATGTATGGAGACATATAGGCTTGAGTTGCATACGGATCAGTGGCTTGACGAGCAAAGGCTTCACCAGCACCAAAACCTTGTTCTGCTGCTTGTACGCCACGACCGCCATAACCAGCGCCCATACGCCCATACATAGCCGCTTGACGAGCCGCTGCTTGAGATCTTGCCAATGCTTCTTGCGCACCTAAACCACCGTATTGAGCACCAGCAGCACCATAGCCGATGGCTTGCTGACCAAGAATATCAGCACGAGGTTGAACGCCTAAAGCCTGTTCACCAGCAGATGTCGCTAATTGAGTAGCGGTTCCTATCTGACCAGATGGAGTTTGTTGGGCTGCTCTAGCAAATGCTTGTTGTTGTAATGGAGAAAATCCAGAAATACGTTCACCACCATAGGCCTGATACGGATTCTGGTTAATGTCCGTTAATGCCTCTGATCTGCCAAGCATGCGCTCAACATATGGGCGAGCATATTCAGGTATTGAGGTATTTGTAACTGTTTGACTACTTGGTGCTGGTGCTGGACCGCCGCCGCCTCCGCCTTTACCCATATCTATTCTCCAATCGGTAATTCATAAGTTACCCATAATGCCTTGTAACCATCATTTTTAAAAACTTTGCCCCAGCCAGGTCTACCAACTGATTCAATGCCATCACATCCCATGTCTCTACCAAAACCTTGTAACAATGCCAACATAGGCGTTTTCCATTCTTTTAGATTTATACCGCCACAAAAGTGCATACTCAATAGTTTTCTCTGTGGATAGGTAACTATCTCTGTTACTACCAAACCTTTAAATATTGGTCCATCGTAAGCCACCCATGTTTGATAATTCTCATCTAACATCCGTTCATAAATATTGTTAGTTGTATATCTACCATACGTGTACTTTGCTGCTTTTTCTGCAAAAGGTTCAATTTTTTCCCAGCATGTATCAATATACTGCGGAGGAACCATTGAAACTTCTATCATGCTAATAAATGTTTTTTAGCTTTAGTATCCTTTGCTACATTACCTTTTCCAATAGTTTTTTTACGCCCAGATTGAATTCGATCCATCATGGCATATAATCGTTTTGCTCCAGCATCGGTAGAACCATTACCTAACTCAGACACAATCCGAGCTGGTATGACAAATTCACCATCCGCAAGACGGGCTGGCTGCCTATTTCCAATTACTGCTGGAATATCATCTGATACGCCGTCTCCAGGACCACGCAACAACCGACCGCCATCTGAATACCCGCCTAGGCTATTTCCCATGACATCACCGCCCATGGCATAACCCTGATAGCTTTGTGCCGCTGCTGCCGCTTCTTCTGCCGCCTTTTGATCTTGCATCGCTTTGAATGAGCTTAACTGAGCCATAGAAGGAATTCCAACACCATAGCGTTGATTCTTTGCATCATAGCTATAAAAATTAGGATTGGCAGCTTGATATTGTGGTGTTAATGAGGCAACCAAATCAGCAGGCAATTGCTCTACTGATGCTGCTGGTGCAAAGCTAGGCAATCCTGAATATTTTTGTGTTGCAGCATCATATGTAATACCGCCTTCAGCCATTAACATGGGATTAGAACGCTCATAAGCGGGCTCATCCATGATTAGCTCGGAACTTACTGGGCGCTGAATAGGGGTGGCGTACTGGGTCTTGTCAATCATCCCTTGTGGATATAGACCACCTTGTGGGTTCATTGCCGTGTTCATCATAGACATACGCTCTACAGGACCGCCAGCTTGGAAGGCTTGCATAATACCGCCTTTAGCAGCCTTATATGGCTCAAGGGCTGTGTATTGCTGGTCAAAGTAGTTACGCTCACGGGTGTTTAAAACAGGATTGCCAGCTGTGTCATAAACCGTTGTTGCATAAGGCGATGGATAAACGCCAGTTGGCTCAGTAGGATTTGAAGAATATTCATATGGGCGAATCATGCCAGGACTAGGTGGTTGACCAGCTCCTTTTCCTTGTCTTCCGCCTAATAAAGATAAAGCTGTTGTGCCAGCTAAACCATAACCGAGCATTTTCATACCGCTTGGGCCAGCTGCTGTTACTGGAGGAGTAAATTGCATGCTGGCTGGAAGTACCGTATTAGATGCTAATCCTGTGTTAGCTGCTGGAACCATGCCCGCTGTTGTGGCGCCTTCCGCTAGAGCTGCTGCCTCTAAGTTTGCAGCTGCTTGCATGGCTGGGGTTACAGTATTTACTGCCGTTGCTGCTGGGGCTGCTGCCTGACTAGCTAACGCACTACCACCAGCGCCAGTTGCACCACCAGCGCCCGTTGCTGCACCGCCAGCACCAACGCCCAAAGCATTTAATCCAAATGCTCCAGCTCCGCCAATAAGACCACCAGTGAGCATGCTGTTAAGGATATTGCCGTCACCAGTGATAGCGCTATATGCGCCACCTACACCAGCACCAATTAAAGCGCCACCGCCAATAATTGCAGCCGTTCCAGTACCAAGGCCAATAGCTGTACCAACACTTAAAGATACCGCAACGAATGCCATATTAGTTCCCTTCCAGCAAGAAGTCTTTTGAGTTGTCTACGCACATATTTTCTAGCTTTTCTATGTCGGTCTCTGGTGTTGAGTAAATGTTTTGAAATACAACTGTTTCAATAATATAAGCAATTTTACGCCCAGGCTTAGCCATAAAGGTCGTTGGCGCAACTAATTCTTTCTTATTACCCTGCTCATCCATGACAATCATACGTCCTGAAACCATATTACAAAGATGCTCCATGCGGTGATGTTTGCCAATAATCAAAGCACCTGTTGGCATAGTTACTTCTTTAATATAGAGATTAGGTCCAAAGTGATGTTTTTCTTCGCATTTAATCTGTGGCTGCGCTTTTGCTGTCTGATATAAATTACCGATCTTCGCCTCTAAAAGAGATGCGGTTCTAGGCTTTATTGCAACAACACTCATATCTGTGCCTTGAACTTGTACTTAGGATTATCAGACTGCATTACTTTTGCTCCCAACTGCTGGAACATTTGAATTGTTATGGGAGCTGGAATGGAGTCGTAAACAGTAGTAATACCTTTATTTTTTAAGTACTTATAGAAATACTGCATATCGTTAGCAAGATCTTTTATAGATCCTACTGTAAAAAAATGAATCTGAGCTACGCCTTTTCCTAATGGCTTAAACCCCATAACCGAGCTTTCAAAAGGAATTAACTGAAGACCATTCTCAATTTCTTTCTGAACGCCAGCCATTGCTGGTTCTACTGGTAAGCCCTTATTCTTGAAGTAATTAGCAATTACTTTCATTATTTGTATTTGTTTAATATTCTCATTAGCAGCGGTCAATCCACCTTTAGCCATGCCTTGCGCTGGCATTTGAGGCATTGGCTGTTGTGGCAACGCAGCTTGAGGCGAACCAGGCTGCCTGGACATTACCTGAGATTGATAGGTAGGCGTGTCTATTAAACTGTCAAAGAAGCTCATGTGGGCCTCATATGGTTGGATTGATTGAAGTTTATCATGTTGTCAGACAGTTGTAACCGTTACTGTGCCTAATCTACCTACTGTTTTTACGCCTGTTAAGAAAATTAAAGGCTCTCCAAGGGCATTTACCCAATCTGAACCATTCCAATAGATCGGATACCCAAGGCTTGTATCAAAGTAATACTGTCCTACTTCTAGCCGCTCGGTTGGTCTATTTGCCGTAGTGCCTGAAGCGGGCACTGTTACGTTTTGAGTAAAGTTGTCAATCTGGTTAAAGTACAGACGCAGGGCGTTATTAAGCTGGTCAATGTAACGCTGGTTATAAACAATAGGCGCAACCAGTAAATTGGGTGCTTTTGAGGGGCGTAGTGGAGTTACAGCCATTATCTGCGACCATCATTTCTAATGTCAATTCGTGGGCTACCTAATTGCCAAGCCACACCTAAATCGGTAGACGTAATCCTAAATGCCATTTGGCGTCCACGAAGTCTGGTATATACCTGTCCATCAAATAACTGCACGTCATAATTGCGTTGACCTGTATAGTTTTGATCGCTTTGCACATCGGGCGAATCCGCTATTCCGTAAGGAGCACCAGAGTTTCTGCGAGGTCTCACCGTCATAATGACTTTGGGTTCATTTACATTAGAGCCGTTAAACGTAATGTCTGGCAGGATGCGCCATACAAAACCAAAGTTATGTCCATCACCAATGTCAAAATCCGAAGACTGAATAAACGCCTCAATCGGTACTGGAGTTAACCCTGATACGTCATCTACGTTGGCTTCGTGAAACAAAATTTTATTGCCTTCAGGATAGGCAGCCATTGGAAATTGACGTAATGGGGAATCAAGCCAAGCAGTTCTGCTCATAGTGCCGTACGACCATACCCGTTCAAGGTAGTTGTAAATGATGTACTTGTCAATCGCATTACTATTTTCAGAGCAGTAGAACCACCATATCTCGCTATAGGCTTCGTTTGAACCCGCAAACACTTGGAACGATTGATCTTTATTAATGTCTTCAAACACATACTTCCACAGCGAACAAGGCAAGGTTTCTACACGACCAGTGTATGAGAAAAACTTATCTACGCCCATCCAGTAAGTTACGTTGTTAATAGTAATAGTGGCATTAGGCCCCATTACAGAAATGTTGTCTTGCAATAACTGAAAACCCCAGACGTACGGCGGTCCTAGATACTGCATGGAATAAATAGCTGCATCAGACCAAACCAAAATCTCCTGGCGGGTAGATTCCGCACACATAATGAACGAACCAATGTTAAGGCGGTATTCACCAGACTGGTTTGTAGCTGCTGGAACCCAGTCAAATGGGTTTTCTTGGTCTGACCAACGTACTAAAAGTGGATCAAATGTGGTATCTGGATCAGAAGGATCATAAGGATTGGCGCCAAAACAGATTGCAAAACGCTGAATGGACGAGCCGATAATTTGATTAGTTGTGTTGGGTACAAACTGTCCTGCAAAGCCTGCGTTAGTTGATGCGGTATTAAGTAAAAGTGCCCGTACGCTAATACCTGTAGTGGCATCCCAATAATAAATAGCGCCACCACGAGGGGCAATAAGCAGATCTTCGCCGAAGTTATCGTTTGTCCATAAGCGAATCTGTTGCCCAATACCTACGTCTGCTGCGGCGCCCCAACCACGGAATGGAGCTACGGGAGTTGAAACTACAACGGTTCCACCAGTTGGTCCATTATCAGAAGTCGTATATGTAGTAGATCCAATAATCGTTGAAAAGGTATAAGCATTGGCATTAACCACAGTAATTGGTATTGCTTTAATAAATGGTGCAGACGCTATGCCGCAGACGTTACCAGATATGCTGTTGAAATAAACCGAATTGCCATTAGCAAGGCCGTGGGCAGTTTGAGTTACTGTAACCGTGGTACCAGGACTTGTACAAGTAAACGGGCTTGTAAGTGTAGTTTGAATATAGGTAGGCCAAGTTCCAGCACCCCAGCCTGTACCCTGGATAAACACATCTAATCCAGTTTGTATTTGGAACGCCATAGTAATTGTGTTTCCACCACCAGAGCCAGTAGAGTTTGCTGCATTTGCTACGGTAAAACTAAATTGGGTTGTATCAATATAGGTAATCTGGTGTTCTTGATTTAAATCTGCGGCAGTAATTGATCCAATTGCGTTAGCGCCCGTTACAGTAACAAAGTCATTTGTCAGACCTCCGTAACCAGTTAAAGTTACAGTTACAACGTTTGAACCGTTTGTAGTAGCAATGCAGTTCACTGTGTTTGGAGATGAATTTGCCGTAAAAGTAACTCGAATTGGGGTTACATCGTTATAGTCACCACCTTGCTCAATATAGTATTTAAGATTAGTACCAACACCCAGTAAATTGGCACCGTTTAAAGTAGCCCAGTTCCACAGCGCACGAGCAATACCTAAAAAGGTTTCATTAGATAGCCGAATCCAACCACCAATTTTTTCTGGAAAGCCTGAACGAAAACGCACTTTGTCGCAAGCATACCAGCCGCCTTCGTTGGAGTAGTCTGTGCCTTCTCGGTTGATTCCTGGACGAAATTGTAACTTTTGTAATGGCATACGGGTTTACCCTAAGATAAGAACAATGCTCGTTCGTCGTTTCTACGAGTAACTAAGCCTTTCAGTACTTTACCGCCAGCCAGCGTATATTTCAAGAACTCTTCTGCCGCCCCTTCCATTTCACCCCGAAGAACCTTTTGACGGAGGGTGCTGCGCTGTAATGCTCCCAGACCAATATTGAAGCTAAAAGATACAAGAGCATCGAACTGACCTTGAGTGAGCTTAACGGGACAGTAGCGTTCAACACCTCGCTCAAAGCGATTAAGATCGTCTCTAAGAATGTCATCTACTTCCTCCATCGAAAAGGTACGGTCATCTTTGTACTCCAGTGGGTAGGCATCCCGCTCGTCTATCTTTAAAGCACCTTGCCGTGGGTAGAGTACATGCCCAACACCAATCGTCCACAATTTTGCGGGACAGCGATATGGACGTTGACGGACACCCTCGTGGTGTTTAATCATTTTGATTGCTTTATCACTTACTTTCATTTCTTACTAAATGCCTGAGTCCCGAACCAGAAAGCAATAATGGACGCCAAAATCTGCATCTCATCTGCATCAAACACCATTGGAATAGCCTCGGCAAACGCTACACCGCTAGACCATGCCCACCAGATAGACGCTACATCTACAATGATTAATAGGAAAACAAATAGGTAGGTAACGACAGGGCGTACAGAGGCTCGTAGGTTAATGATCCACTGAGAAGCACCCTTACCGATTTCTATATCGTGTTGGTACATAGCTGTGCGTTCTTGGGCTTGGGTCTCCATCTGGACTTGTTCTGTCCTGATCTCTTCGATACGGGCTTGGGCTATATAACCTCTCTCTAGCATCTGGAGTTCTCTCTCCGTTTGCATCTTGGCTAGTTCTAATTCGTGCTTTTTATCTGACTTGTCTTGAAAGAAGTCCAGTAGTTTAGGCAGACCCCCCATTAGGAAGGACAGCGCTGTGGATATTAGGGTAAACATTATTTCTTACTCCTTGATAACATGGTTGCAGCAATAAAAAGCATTGCTTTAGTTTGCTCTAAATCGGCTGGGGGTTTATCCCAACCAACGGTAATCTGACCTACAAACCTACTGGGGTCTGGCGGTACACTAATTCTACAGCCAAAAGTCATCCCTTTTTCAATATACCAAAGCCCAATTTCTGACTGTGCCGCCTTGTACTCTCCACAAGGAACATTACCCGCCATTAAAGCGACTACATCTTGGTTATTTGCTTGATTAGAAGTAAACAACCCAACATCTAGCCCATCATTCGTTTTATCCCGACCAGTCTTTGTATAGGCTCGATATTGCACTCTAGTGTCAAACAAAGGGTTTACTTTAAATATTGCTACAACGGTTGCATCAGTCGTTTTAAATAAATGAACTGCAGCATCATCTACCCTATCTTCGGCAATGTTAGGTAGCTTCTGACTCTCTTTATAAGTGCCAACAATTAGTTCCTGATTGTCATAAATAATGTAAGCACCAAACGCCAACACCGCCATCAAAATAACTGCAAACAGCTTAAATGGGGAATCTACATACGCCAGTACTTTAGATAGCGTGTCATTGGCGTTCAGTTTTTCTTCAGCCATTATTTTTTACCACCCCATACAATAAAATAAGCTATCCAGCCCGCAGCCAAAAAGCACCAAAACTGCACCCATCTAACCTTTGACAACTCGGCATCAAAGTAGTCCTTGTCTGCCTTTTCTATCTTCTCAATCTCGGTCTTGATGTCTATTAGCTTCTGCCACTCTTTTGTGCCGTACTGCTTAATGAAATCAATCCGTAACTTATACTCCTCATCGCTTATCTTCTTGCGGTGCTTGTACTCCTCAAGGGCTTTAAATATCGCCCGCTCTTTCCTTAACTCTGCTTCTCTGCGCTCACGAATCTTGGCATTTGCCCGTTCCTTCGCTACATCTACCGCTTCCTTCTGAACATCCTCGATGTTCTTACCAATCTCACGCCCAGCCTCACGCCCAGTCTTAAGCCCCTCGCTGATCCCCTTGGCACCAGCCGATAACCCGAGTTCGTCTGACATATCTCACTGTTCTTTGCCTCAGAGGGTTGAGCCACCAAATGACATATTAGCCACCACGATAGCTACGTGTTGCTCTGGGTTCTCAAGGCTATGCCCACAATCACTGCACATCTTGGCAGCAAGCTCGGCCTCAGAAACATCGTATCCACAGTTTGGGCAGTAGATCTCAATGGTATGGCGTGGTTTAAATTCACCGCCGTCTAACGAGTCTTGAATTGTTTTAATCATATTTTTTCCTTAAGACTTCATAATGTAAGCAAGTGCGTAGTATGGTGGCAAGTTAGCATTTGTAGCAGGCGAACCAGCAGCAGTTATGCTTGTTGACGCACTAATTCCTGTGAATGCGTTTGTTATAGTAGCAACAGCTTGCCCAGAAATATTCCAATACACGACTGGTTGCCCTGATTGAGGGAAAATACCTCCACCAGTTTCAACAAGTTGTGTATTGTCCAAAATATGATTATGTCCTGGGTCTGTAATAGAAGTGCTTGCTGTATGGGTGTGGCTTACTAAAGTAGCGTTAGCTGAACCACCTGTAGCCGCTACTGCATATGTAGAGCCAGCACCAACAATAAACCGATCTCTTAAGTCTGGAGTGCCACTTGTACCATTACACAACAACCATCCCGTTGGGATTGAGGCAATAGACCCAGACCACATTAAAATTACACCCGCTGGGATAATAGAACGTACAAAAGCGGTTGTAGCAATTTGAGTATTATTTGTAGTAGCCGCTGCGGTTGGTGCAAGTGGTGTTCCAGTAAATGTTGGAGAAGCAGATAAAGCCATGCTCCCAGTGCCCGTTACTGAGTTAGATAAGGTTGTGCCGCCATAAGTCAAAGCGTTAGATAAGGTTGTGGCACCAGTTAAAGTAGTTGTTCCAGTAACAGCGCTATTTCCAGTAACAGCGCTATTTCCAGAAACTGTTACATTACCAGTTGCCGTAAGGTTGGCAGTGGAAAGATTGAGTGCGGCTACGTTGCCTGTATAAGTTGCTGCAACGGCATTGGTATTACCTGTAACAGATAGGTTGCCGTTGACCTCAAAGTTACCTACAGACTCATTACCAACAGCATTAAAGTTAGTACCATCACAGTAAACCCAGATAGTGGCGCCATTAGGCACAGAAACAGATGACCCGCTGGATGCACGAATATTGACCGCAAATCCACCAGAAGTATTATTCCTGACCACATAGAGCTTCTCAACTAACGGAGTAATAATATCCCGCACTGCAGCATTTGTACCACCCACCACCAAAACAGCGTTACGAGCTTCATCGGATACCCCGTTAAAGTTAGTTAGCGTGTAGTTGGCGTCTGTCATAGTAATAGATACAACGCCTGTAATAGAC